AATTTAGGCTGGCATACCTGCCATCTACCTAATCATTTTGATCAAGTAAGTACCTACATGGATCGATATGACGAGATAGTTAACTGGATAACAGAGTCGATTGAAAAGTATGAGCGGCACGCTAGATGGAAAATAGATTATGAAACTATCTACGTTAAGTTTAGGTATGAACGGGATTATGTAAGATTTGTGTTGAGGTGGTCATAATGAATTCCTCTAAGATAGAGTGGACTGAGCTTACACTAGTGAGAAAAGAGTTTAAAGAATTGTATGCCCATTGTGGACCAAATGTATTCAAATCTCATTTAGCAGAAATATACGGAATCGAGTTGAAATATGTTGACAATGTTACTAGATACTGTATAATTGACGAGAAGAAATACTTACTCTTTTTATTAAAATGGGGGTAAGTGATAAATTTTAAAAGGAATAAGATGTCATTAGATGTAATGCTAGATATTGAAAGTTTAGACACATCACCAAACTGTGTGATATTAACGATTGGTGCGGTATCGTTTAATCCCAAAGGAATGGGAGTGGTAGATAGATTGGAATTGCGCCCTACTATTGATGAACAAACCGATGTTTATAATCGTGTAATCAATGAAGATACCATCAGGTGGTGGGGTAATCAAAGCGCCGCAGCCATGGAAGAAGCTATGGGTGATAATGGTAGAGAGTCATTTCAAGTATGTATGGAAAAGCTGTACAAATTTTGCTGGAATCGGCGAGCAGTATGGAGCAACGGTGCAGGGTTTGATTGTGTGGCAATGGAAAGTGCTTGGCGACAACTTGATATGAAGATTCCCTGGCCCTTTTATATGGTGCGAGACACTCGGACATTGTTTGAGGTCACCGGTGTCAAACTAAAAGACGGTGGACACGTTACCAAGCACACCGCGGCGGCTGACGCAGAACATCAAGCATTAACTGTTCAGCGAGCCTATGCCAAGCTGATCAAAGCAGAGATGGTGACACCGTGATACTTAAATCAGGTGATATTGATATTGATTTTGGCTCAAGGGAAGAGTTACTCAACCACATAGAGTTTGTTCCCGCAGCTATGCGTAAAGTTTCTCCGATCAGGAAACACGCTACTGGTATATACGTGACTGATATACCATATGATCCTGTCAATGATATGGCTTCAATTGACTATTCTGATGCGGAAGAGCGCGGTTATTTTAAGTTAGACTTGCTCAATGTTCACGTTTATACTCACGTTAGGGACGAGGCTCATCTAATCAATTTGATGTGTGAACCAAATTGGAATAAACTTAGGAATAGTTCATTTGTTGAAAAGCTGATTCATTTGAACAATCAGTATTACAATTTGCAGAAGATGCCAGAACCTATCGATAGCATCCCGCGCCTCGCTATGTTTCTAGCAGTAATCAGACCTGGTAAAAAACATCTAATTGGTAAACCTTGGAGTGAGATTAGTAAAACTGTATGGGATAAAGGATCAGACGGCTATGTATTCAAGCGTTCGCATTCTTGTGCCTACGCACAGTTAGTGGTTGTCCATATGAATATTTTAGAAGAACAAAGCAAGGACTAAGGCATACGTTTTACTAATGTGATGCTACGGCGTTTGCTACGGCGTTTATGTAGTTCATTCATACTGCAAACTGGTCCGTGAACTATTATTAGGCTTTTATTTGTAAATGTACGCAAATATGGTTTAAAAATAGCCCAATCTTCTTTCAGGAAGAGATTGATTGGTATTAATCTATTGCTCTCCCACCACCATATATCACCCAATTCTAAGAATTTACCCTTAATATTGATATCGACTATGGCTCCATAGTCGTAAATAGTAGTAACAGCATCATCTCTATTTTGAACGATGCCCACATAATCCTGATTGGCATAGGAACAAACTGTTATGAACGGGTGACTATCGCTAAGCTTCTTAAAAAACTCATTATGGGGCATTGTATATGTTATTGTAAACTATATTTACTCTCGGGTGCCCGAAGTTAATAATTTAGTATTATCACTTTCGCTTTTATTTATCGTTTGATGTGATAAATAATTAACATTAGGAAAAAGAATACATGGCTTATAGTACTTCAGTTTTTGTTTACACACAACGCCAAATTGTTGTCCTATTGTTCGGCAATTCAGTGAGGGAATATATGCCTGTATATAGCAAACCTTTAACGCTGCATAAAGGCGTTGATAATATGATCCAGTTTCAGTTTTTAAATCAGGAACAGAAACCGGTAAATATCACAGACAAAGAGATTAGTTGCCGCATCATCAGTTATGATGGTACCACCGTGCTACTGCGTAAAGCATTAACCTTGCAGCTACCTGTAACAGGGATTGCCTCTCTCATATTGAATGCAGCAGATATTGAAAATATTGATGTTCAACAGGGATATTATTCGTTAGAGATTCCCATTGGAGAGTTCGATTTCCCTGTATTCGTAGATCAGAATGCAGGTGCAAGGGGCGATATGAATATCGTTAATTCTATTTTACCATCGTTTGTGCCATCTGAAACCATATCAATTCCCACTGGCCAGTCATTCCCCAATACCAATCCACTTGCCAACGCAAACTCAGTTGCTGTGATATATCACACCAGTGTTATTAATACCAATAACAATCCTATACTCACTATACAAGCTAGGTACGCTGATTTTTATGGTGATGTGCTTGTTGAGGGGTCGGTTATTGTTGACGGTGATTGGTATCCCATTCTAAATTCTACATATTCCAATGTGACAGATACACTGGGTTACACTGTAATCGGATTCCATCCATATATTAGACTACAATTTACTAGCAATGTAGGTGTGGTAACCAATATTTTAGCCAGGTAAATAACCCTAGACGCTTGATTTTCAACTTAAATTATGCTATACTAGCATAGTAATGTTCGATATACTTTCCATCATCCCGGGTAAGAAAAAAGTCACTGGTTCGGGCTGGACATCCTTCAACGCAGTGTGTTGTATCCACAAAGGTCATAGTCCTGATCGTCGCAGCCGCGGTGGTGTTAAGATAAACGGTACTAATTTTTCAATGCATTGTTTTAACTGTGGATTCAAATGTGGATTTACTTTGGGAAAAAGTATAACCATAAATACCAAGCAGTTTCTTACTTGGTGTGGAATCGATCAAGATCAGATACAACGTTGGAGCTTGGAGAGCTTACAACATAAAGATTTGCTCTCGTATGTTAACATTAAAAAGACCAACTCAAAAACTAAATTTAAAGATCATCCATTGCCCCCTGGTGAGGTGTTGGATACGATTAATCCAGAACACAGCAAGTATGTTTTGTATTTGCAGAAACGATCTATAAATCCCGATGATTATCCGTTTCTAGTTACCCCATCTGACCCAGGAAGAAATGCCAATAGGATAGTCATTCCGTATACCTATCAAAATAAAATAGTAGGACATACTAGCAGGTATTTAGATAACAAGATACCTAAATATATCAATGAGCAACAACCGGGATATGTGTTTGGTATTGATTTCCAAAAGCCAGAATGGGAAGTATGTATTTTAGTAGAGGGAATTTTTGATGCACTAAGTTTGAATGCGTGTGCATTAACACACAACACCATTAATCCCGAACAAGCTGTATTATTAGCACAATTAAATAGAAGAATTATTTTTGTTCCGGATAGGGATAAAACAGGATTAGAAACGTGTGACCGAGCGTTAGAATTGGGATACAGCGTAAGTATTCCCAATTGGTCAGCCCACGTAAAAGATGTAAATGATGCCGTTTGTCGTTATGGCAGGCTACCAACATTGTTAAGTATATTGCAAACTGCTACTACCAGCCGAATTAAAGTCGAGCTTAGAAAAAAGCACGTAAAAAAATTAATCACCCGATAGAAACTTTAAAAGGAATAACATTGACAAAGCAAGAAAAACGCAAGCAAATGGAATATACCATTGAGGTTCAAACATTGTTTTTACAGATGATGATAACCAATGCTGAGTTGTATGTTCGGGTTACTAATATTTTCAATCCCGATAACTTTGATCGAACATTGCGTCCAGTCGCAGAGTTGTTTAAAGAACATTGCGCAAAATACAATGTGTTACCTGATTCCACACAGGTTAAAGCGATTACTAATGTAGAAGTGGAACCTATTCCTGAATTAGTGGATGGTCATTCAGAATGGTTTCTTGATGAGTTTGAATCCTTTACCAAGCGACAGGAACTTGAACGCGCTATTCTGAAAAGTGCAGACTTGCTTGAAAAGGGTGAGTATGAACCAGTTGAAAAGTTGATTAAAGATGCGGTGCAGATTAGCTTGCAAAAGGATATGGGGCTGGACTATTTTGCAGATCCTAGAGCTAGACTGCTAGCGTTGAAATCTAACAATGGACAGAACAGCACCGGTTGGGCAACAATGGATAAAGCATTGTACGGAGGGTTTAACCGAGGTGAACTACAAATATTTGCCGGTGGATCAGGTTCAGGTAAAAGCTTATTTCTACAAAACCTAGCAGTTAATTGGTCAAACGCAGGATTGAATGGAGCATACATTACACTGGAACTAAGTGAGGGGCTGTGTAGTATGCGAATTGATTCAATGATGACCGCAACTAGTAGTCGAGATATTTTCAAAGAATTGGACAATGTTGAGATGAAGGTAAAGATGATGGCCAAGAAGTCTGGCAAGTTGCGTATTAAGTATATGCCTGCACAGAGCAACATCAATGACATCAGAGCGTATTGTAAGGAATTACAGGTTCAAACTGGGATGAAAGTTGACTTCTTGTGTGTAGATTATATTGACTTGCTGATGCCGGTTAGTGCTAAAGTATCCCCTGAAAATCTGTTCATTAAAGACAAGTATGTAGCTGAAGAAATGCGCAATTTGGCAAAAGAACTAAACATCTTATATGTAACTGCGTCACAGTTAAATAGGTCTGCGGTTGAAGAAATTGAATTCGATCACAGTCACATCTCGGGTGGTATTTCAAAGATTAACACAGCGGACAACGTGTTCGGTATCTTTACCAGTCGTAGTATGCGAGAGCGTGGGCAGTATCAACTTCAACTAATGAAAACTCGATCAAGTTCGGGAGTGGGGCAAAAGATAGAATTAGAATTTAATGTAGAAACTCTTAGAATTACTGACCCTGAGATTGACGGTCCTAATAGCTTTAAGCCTGCAAATAGCCCCAGTGACATTATGAATAGATTGAAACCTGTCTCTACAGTGAATGATGCAGTACACGATGTGGTAGAGGCTGATACTAAGCGCGTAGTAGCGGATGTGCAGGGCTCTAAATTGAAATTGTTGTTAAATTCATTAAAGAAATAATTATCTCAAATAGCATAAATACTATTAGGATAATCGTATGCAAAAGCAAACTCGCAGCCTTTTAGAAGAATTAGAAGCAATCGGTAACAACCGTGATGTGTCACACATCATTGAAAGCCGTGCCCACAACATAATTACTAGTGCGATTAACTTGATCGAACTAATTAATCGTCATTATGATAGTGATACTTCGGAAGTTCTAGAAAGAAAACTCATCAGTGCCATTAAAGGTAGAGATCAAGCTAGATTTTCAAAATCTATAAGGAAAAAATTATGAAGTTGAATGAAGTCAGTCGCCCGGATAAATTATCTGAAGCGTTATCCGACTGGATAGGTGATTACGCCACTGCTGCGCTGACGCCTGGCGGGATGTCTAATAAAGATAAAATGGCACAAAATATCTTTAGTAGAGATTTTGTGGGAAGGGCAACATCTGCGATAAACAGTGCTATCAAAGGAAACTTGGTAGATCCTAACTCTAGATCACAGCTGGTAGGACCAGTGAATCCACCGGTGCCAGGCGCTGCGAAAGGCCCTAGAAAGAAAACTCCCAAGACTAGCCCGGGCGCTGCTGCGTTTGGTCAGATGGGCAAACAATTAAGTGGTAGTAGTACTGCACCTCCTGTAAATCCCGGTGCTGCTGCGTTTGGTCAGATGGGCAAACAATTAGGTGGCGCTCCCACTACAGCCTCCGGAAGCAGCGTTGCACCACAGACACCTGCTGAAATCAGAGCACAGAAACAAGCTGCTGCTACAGCAGTTGTAAGAGGTAATATGGCTACGACATCAGCCGCGGTGCCAAAGCCACCGGCAACACCTGCCGAAATCAGAGCGCAGAAACAAGCTGCGGCAGGTGCCGCAGCAAGAGGTAATATGGCTGCAACATCGATAGGTGCGCCAAAGCCACCGGCGACACCTGCGGCACCTGCAGCTAGCAAAAGCTATGCACAGACCTTTCCAAAAGCAAGTGCAGCGGCGGCTGCTGATGATGAGGCTGATGCAGCAGTTGCTGCTCATAAAAATTCTCGTCCAGCGGTACAATCCAATGCCATCCATCGGAAGCCAGAGCGCGCCGGCTTGGTCAATCCAAGAAGAAATTTTCGCGAATCAACTTATAATCAGTTGAACCGTGTGTTTGAGGGAATGTTAAATGAAGAAGCAGAAAGCATATCTTCTTACTTACAGCGGTGGGTTAAACAATACTTGAAGGGTATAAACCTTTCTGATCCGAGAATTTATGCAGAAGTTAATAAAATGATTAACAATGTGCAAACTACTTGGGCTAACGACAAAGGTAAAGCGGCGCTTACAACACTGGCTAATACAGCATACGCATTAAGTCACAGTAATAAAATTGGTGGAGGGGCATCGACACCACCCGCCGCAGCGCCGCAGTCC